AAATTGGAAATTGGAATTTGTTTGGAATTTGATTTTTGGAATTTGGTATTTAACTCCGAAGGAGTCTATTTTGGCAACACTTTTAACCGAAGCCGCAAGACTATCGAACGACGTCCTGTACCAGGGCGTTATCGAGACCATCGTCAAGGACAGCCCGCTGCTGCAGCTCCTGCCCTGGATTGAGATACAGGGCAACGCGCTGACATATAACCGCGAGCTGTCCCTGCCTTCGGCGGAATGGCACGCCGTGAACGACGACTGGACCACCAGCCCGCAGGTGACTTTCACTCAGAAGACGGCCACCCTGGCCATACTGGGGCAGAACGCGGACGTGGACAACTATATCCGCCAGACACGCTCTAATATACAGGACGTTGAATCGGCCATCATCGAGCTCACCGCCAAGGCCATTCGTCACGAGCTCGAAGACAAGCTCATCTATGGCGATAACACAGCCAACCCCAATCAGTTCGACGGCCTGGTCAAGCTGATCAATACCGGCACGGCCGGCGATCAGATGATCGCCGCCGGCGCAACCGGCGCCACGCTCACGCTCTCCATGATCGACCAGCTTGTCGACGCGGTCAAGGGAGGCAAACCCGACCTGCTGATGATGAGCAGGCGATCCCGACGCAAGATCATGGCGCTGGCCAGGGCGGCCGGCAACAACCTCGAGGTGGGCAAAGGCGCGCTGGGTGAGTTCGTACAGTACTACAACGGCATACCCATCGCGGTGAATGATTTTATCAAGGACACGCATACGCTGTCGGGCAGCGTGGAGACCGCCTACACCGGTGATACCTGCTCGACCATCTATTCGCTGTCCTTCGGCGAGGACGGCATCTGCGGGCTCACCGACCGCGGCGGACTGCAGGTGATCCGCATCGGCGAGATGGAGACCAAGGACGCCTCTCGCACTCGCATCAAGTGGTACGTCAGCCTGGCGCTATTTTCCAATATCAAGGCCGCCGCATTGATCGGCGTTAAGGACTAAATAAACATGGAGAAAAATCCAAGCTCCAAATTCCAAAATCCAAACAATAAATAATAGAAAGAAATAATTAAACAAATTGGAAATTGGAACTTGTTTGGTATTTGGTTTTTGGTATTTGGCATTTTACTCCGCAGGAGTTGAATTATGGCATTCTCAGATCCCGCCAAGGGCCGCCAGCTACAATGGTCCCCCGGACCGGCCGCTCCAACCGTCACATTGGCCGCCGCCTGCAAGGAGGGCGACATACTCGGCTACAGCTCGGGCTGGAAAACCGCCCTGGCCACGGTCGGCTCGGTCATCCAGGGCCGCCTGGTGGCGCTCAAAGGCGGCGCAACCGGTGAGGTGATACCGGTATCCCATACCGCAGTGGTCAAAGGCTACAGCGGGGCCACGCCCGGCAATCCGATATACGTGGCTGAAGGCAGCAGTAACGGGCAGGTCACGGAGACCGCGCCTTCCACCAGCGGCGACGCCAATACCATCATCGGCATTGTCCTCGCAGCCGATACCATACTCTTCTTCCTTAACAGCCGCGCTGACTCGGTGGCTTAACGGAGTAACGCACCGCTAAGCGCCTCCTTGCGATACGGGGGCGGCCGGCCTCTCATCCACCCGGCCGCCCCCGGCTTCCTTCTCCGTCATTGCGAGCGAAGCGAAGCAATCTCAAGTTATTAATAGGCAAGTAATGAATAGATTATTAAATAGATATGGCATAGTCTCGGATTCCCGTACCCGTGAGGGCTGCGCAGGCCAACCTGCGGGTATCCCCCGTATGTCTGCACTGAACCCGCCTGCCAGGGAGATGTTGAGGAAGGGGCGTAGCCCCTTCTCGATTATCTTTCCCCCTCTCCCGGGAGAGGGGGCAGGGGGTGAGGGATAAATGACTACATTAACTACTATGCGCACCGCTGTTAGACGTGACCTGAAAGACGAGGACAGCGCCAACTACCGCTGGTCTGATAACGAAATCGACCGCGCCATTGAACGCGCCGTGCTCGACTATTCCCTGTATTGTCCGCTCGAACAGAAGACGGCCGTCGCCACTGTAAATCTAAGTCAGGAAGTCAGCCTTTCCACACTTTCAGACATGGTTGATGTAATCTCGGTGGAGCACCCGGTGGACCAGGCGCCCCCGCAATACCGGCCCTACCGTGTCTGGGGCGGCATCCTCTCATTTCTCGATGGCTATACGGGTGACGGCACAAACTGCTGTGTCCGCTGGCTTAAGAAACACAGCATCAGCGCCGGCTCGTCAACCGTACCCGCATATCACGAGGCCGTGATCGCCCTGGGCGCCTCCGCCTTCGCCATTAGCTCGCAGGCGCAATACCAGGTCAATACCGCCAATACGGGCGGCGGCAGTGTTGATAATGACTACGGCCGGTTGGCTAACGAGGGGTTCAGGCAGTTCTACGATGCACTTTCCCGCATATCGACCCACAGCAACAGGAAATTAAAAAGGCTAAGGATGGTTACGGAGGAAAACCTATGATTCCGAGAACAAAGAAAACAATCAAACACCGTAGGGGCGTACCTTCAGGTGCGCCCGAAACACCCGCAAGAGCGGATAGGTCTAAAGCCCCGTCCCTACAGGGTGCGCCCGCGGATTCGGGCGGGTTTGAAAACCCGCCCCTACTACGCGACGGTCTACCGGCTCAGGCTTTCGCCATCGCCCCTGATCCGAAGTGCCCGGACGGCTGGCAACTCCCTCACCACAAACTCGATGTTCTTGAGGATGTCGAAGGCTCAGTCGACTGGCTGCTCCTCGAAAAGGCCATGCTGCTTTTGTCCCTGCAGGGCGACGAAGGCCGCCGCATAGCCGCTGACCCTGCCTTAATCATCGATGCCGCCCGCCATATCGCCGGGCACTATCGAAATACAGGAAAACCAATACCCACCGCTTTATGCGTTCTCATATAAAAATAAAAAATGGAGAAATACCAAATTCCAATAACCAAGCTCCAAACAATAAATAAAGTTCGAAATTAAGAAATTGTTTGGAATTTGGAATTTGGCGCTTGGAATTTAACTCCGAAGGAGTAATTTCATGGAAACAACCCCCCTGGACGGTTACAAGAAGATTATTGTAACTTTGCTAACCATCATCGCCGGTTCGCTCGGTCTATTCATTACGGACCCGGCCAAGGCTCAGACAGTCGGCCAGTTCCTGGTTGATGTGATCGGGCCGGCCGCTGTTGTCCTGGTCGGCATCATCTATACTATCGTGCAAGGCCAGATCGACAAGGAGAAGGTCAAGGCCGCCCCCAAGATCGCCGCTATCACAAGCGAAGCACCCCCAAAAGCTGAAAGCGTAGCAGCCCCGCAGCCGGTTGTTGCGCCCGTAATCCCGGCTGCGCCGGTTGACAACTATGTGCCCTTCGATCTCGACGCCGCGGTCGGGTCCGCCGAGGAATCCTGCCGCAAGGACGGCGTAGACGTAACCCCCATCAGCCGTGCCTTCTATTTCTACCCCATCGTCAGCCATTTCGACCTGCGGGAGGCGCCGCGGGAGAAGCGCATATGCGAAGCGAAACGCCTCATTGATAAGACCGTCGAGCTTTTCGGTGAGGCCTTCAAGTTCCAGACCAAGCTCGCCAAGCCCCCCACCGCCGCCGAGGCCAACAATTACCACGCCTATATGCTCAAGCTGAAAAAGGACTACGAGAAGGCCAATAACTTGACCTGCAGCGACAAGACCTTCGAGGATCTGCGCAACCTCGTATCCTATTTCAACGAGCTGTACAACGCCCAGGACGGCCTCGCCCAGCTCACCGGCAAGACCGTGGATTGGTCCATATACGGCGGCGGCGCTTTCACCCCCACTCAGGTGGGATGGGACTACGTGAAGCTACTTTAAAGACATGGATAAAATTCCAAGCTCCAATAATCAAATTCCAGACAATATCAAATGTTTTGAAAATTGGAATTTCTGAATTGTTTGGAGCTTGGAATTTGGTATTTGGAATTTCTATTTAATCATGAGAACACTCAGCTTAGACTTCTGCGCCGCCCAGCGGGCAGCTCTTCGCCGCCCCCTGGTAAAAATTGAAATAGCCGCTTACGGCCACCCGGCAGCCGTGGCCGCTGAAGCCCTGCAGTGGAGTGATTACAACTGGGAGCGGCTAACATTGAGCACCGACGCAACGGCCGTCGGTAAGCACGCCCTCGCCATCCCTGCCGACGGCTCTGTCTGCCGCGTCCGGGCGGGTGGCGCCATCTATTACCAGCGTGTCACTTCCCCGTCCGGATCCTCCACCTGGACGTCCTGGTCTTCATGGGGAGGCGGCGCCGGCTCACCGGTCGGCCTCGCTGCCAAAGGCACTGAGGTTATCGCCTTCTGCGATGATGGCGTTTACCTCTATTACAAGAAAAGCACAGACAGCGGAGCTTCCTTCGGCGCATGGACGGCTATGATGAATACCCGCCCCTGTGAACGCGGCTGCGCAGCTGCTTTCAAGCCCAACGGTGATCTTGCAGTGGTGCATGCATCAGACTTCAACGATCCTACATCGCTTTACATTCAGCGGCGCACGGCGGCAGGTACCTGGTCAACCGGCCTCGGGCAGATCGGCGGCGACCATGCCGTCTCAGCCCTCGCTCTTTACTACAACGGCGACTGGAATATACTCGCCCTCCTGCTGGACGGCTCGTATATCCGCCTCGCCAGGGGTGTCTACGGCGATGGCGGATCATATTCTGTGGGCGCCTGGTCCGGTTGGGAGTTCATCAATTCTTACAAGGCACGCGTTGATTTCAGCGCTGCCATGCGCCTGCGCATGTTCCAAACCGGCCGGCCTGGCCGCTATGTCCCCACCTATTACGAGCAGGTCAGCTCCGTCATGCAGCAGCAGGCCGCCGATAATCTCGGCGTCGACGACCCCTATGTCACCTATCATGCCTCGCTCGGAGCGGTGTTCAGCTTCGCCAAGGATAATAAGCCGTGGTTTTATCGGCTCCGCCCTGGGACGCTATTCAAAGACAGCGACTGGTCGCGGGCATGGCCGCTGGATACAACCGCGACCTATGGTCTGGCTCTGGCCTGTGATGGAACCTATCTTTATGCCTCAGCGCCCAACCAGGTCTGGCGCTCAGCCCTTCCGTCCAGCTGGGCCCCGCCGGCCGCGGGCGCCGGCGCCGGCACGGACTACGACGTCACCGCGGCGCAGATCATAGCCGTCAAGGAAACCGTCAAACCCACGGCGCCATCGAGCTTAGAGGTCACCCTGGACAATTCCGCAGGCACTTACAACAGCATCGGAGGCGGTGCGGCGTCAGCCGTGGGTAAACTCAAGCGGGGCGCTCAGGTCACGCTCTCCATAGGCTACCGAGCCGACGCCGACCTGTACTCCGTGGCCGGTAAATATTACGTCGAGCGGATATCCTACGCCAGGTCACCCGGGAACGCCCACCTGATCATAGGCTGCATGGACGCCTGGGGGCTGCTGCAGCGCTACTCTTTCAACCGGCCGGTGTTCTGGAATGAGGCCGGCGACGTCACCACCCTGTACGAAATCATCGAAAAGGTCGCTCAGGCCGTGGGCGGCAGCCTGTCTTACGTATCCCGCAGCGCCGATATCACGGGCACATACCCCCGCTTCGAGGTCCACACCGGCGAGAACGCCGCCGTGGTGCTTCGCCAGCTCCTCTCCCTGGCGCCGGATGTGATCTACTTCGTCGGCCTTACCGGCTATATCGTTTATCCCCAGGCAGCCGATACGGCATCTTATTATTTGAGGTTTCCATGACACGTAACGCTTTCATAGCGGGGAGCGAAGCGACGCAGGAGTCTTTTCCCTCGCAATAAGGAGTTTAATATGTCCTCACAACTTTTCGATTCCAAAGGCAGACCCGTTATCGTCCCCGCCCTGCAGGAGTTCACGCATCGCCTGGTAGGCGGCCAGGACCTGGCCGTCGATGGCGTACAGTGGAGTGCCGAGGTCGTCACCGTGGCCGCCAACACCGATTTTACCGGCTTCACCGCATCCTTTGATTTTGGTCTTTCCGGCGACCTCGTCATGCTCGCCTTTGCCCTGACCCTCGCCATCAAGGCAGGCTCAGCCACCGCCGATCCCAAGTATAAATGGCAGGCACGCAACAAGGGCGGCACATGGACGGACCTGATGGCGAACTACATCACCAAGACCGATGTCAATACGTCCTATGTCGAGGAAACCGTCAGCGGCTACCTCTTGACCTTCCCCGCCACCCTCAACGCCTATCCCATCGACCTGCGCCTGCTATTCCAATCCAATGAAACTACCCCCGGCGTGGC